TGGCGGCACAATTTAGAAGGAACGCAAACGATGGCTGATTTAAAATATTTCTGGGATGAGGTTATTGGCCTTTCACATGGTAATGGTTTCAATCCTAAAGACTACGATTGGCGTGAAACAGATGTTGAAGACAAGCCTTTTGCTTGGAATGATGATGATCTTTTGTACAAACAAATTCCAAAGCCTAATGACTTCATTAAAGTCTGTGTGCCAGCATTTGAGTCAGCCTTATCAGAAGTTATCTTCCCTGTCGATGCGTCGCCAGAACACATTTATGAGACTGTAATGGAAGAGGTTGTTGGCATGGTCAATGCTGCTTTCAACATTTACAATCCTCAAGATCCATCAGATTGGATGAATGTTTTTTCTTCAGAACTAAAGAAAGAGGTGAAGTGATGTCTGATAGTTATGTTGATTTAAATCCAACCATGGATCGTGTCACGGAGATTGGCAAAACCCATGCGATCAACATGAAGGGTAAGAAATACACCCAAGTCGTGCATCGTATGGAAGCCTTCCGCAAAGAACATGGCACACTCTTTGGTGTGGATACCCAGATCTTAGTTGATGATGGGCATCGGGTGGTGATCAAGGCGGTCATCACCTACGCACCAACAGGGGCTATAGTCGGTTCTGGCATGGCTGAAGAGATCCGTGGACAAGGCCCTGTAAATACTACATCGGCTTTGGAGAACGCTGAAACGTCAGCAGTAGGCCGTGCATTGGCATCAATGGGCTTGGCAGGGGGTGAATATGCCTCTGCTAACGAAATGGAAGCCGTACAGCGCAAGTCGGAAGCATTGGCAGATAAACCTACCCCTGCACCCGAACCTGCCCCACAGCCCCCTCAGATTGAGCCTATCAATATGAACGCTGAAGACGCTGCAAAGTGGATGAAGAATGTTGAAGAGAAACTAGATGGCATCAAGACCATTGCTGGCTTCAAAGACTTCGTATCACAAGAAGATGTCATTGGACGCATGAAAGGCTTGGAGCATAACAACGCTGTCATGTTCAAGACCTTGCGTACTTTGTTCGCACTCAAAAAAGACAACCTAGCCTAAAGGAGATAATCATGGCTAAATCATATCGTAAAGTCACAACCATCAAAATGTTTGCTAACACTGAAGGCAGATCCCCTGCTGTGTTTGGCAATGGTAACTGGAAGCCATGGCGCGATGGTGCTAATGCTGACATCACGCTTCGAGCTGATGCACAATATTCCTGTCAGTTATTCAAGAATGATGATGGGTCTATGACCTGCCGCATTTCTGAAGTCGTACCGTTTGAGGCCACGCATGACATCTCACAAGGCGTAAGCCAAGGTGGGTTCAAGCAGGTGGCAGAAGCCATCGGTGGCACGTCAAAGGTTGAACCAGCCCCGACTACCGCAAGCAGTGACATTGATGATGACCTACCATTCTAAGTCATTCCTGTCCACGCAAGAGGCGACAGAACGGTTGTTCGGGGACACACCCAGCAACCGAAAGCGACTGCTTCGGGCTATCAAAGATGGCGAGATTGAGGCAGTTAAATTTGGGAAACGGTATTTTATACCGACAGCAGTTATCGAAAGGATGGAGAAGAATGGATCAGATTACACTAGCAGTGTATGACGATGGCCTTCTGATCACAATCAATGGGCAGTCTTACAAGAAAAAGATGTCACCCTTACAGATGCTTTGGTTATCACAGGATCTGGTCAAGGAAGTAACGACACACAAAGACTGCCTATCAATTGAGGATATGTCATGCGAAAGCAAAGATCAAAACAGCGCATCGAAAGGACTGTCATCTGCAATTGGTGCGGTAGAAACCATGCAGCACTTGCAGGGTCTTGGGTTGTCAACGGCAACGGCAAAACCTTGTGCTACACAGGAAGCAAAGATGACTGCTTCCATAGAAACTGGAAACTTGCAGAGTCCAGTTCGTCTTCAAAACATAATGGACTTGATGAAGCGTGAGATGGGGATAACACGTCAAGATCTAATTAACAAACGTAGATCACCGCCAATGGTAAACAACAGAACAATCTTTTCAAGATTGGCCTATGAGTTTACTGGTGCAAGTTACCCTACGATTGGTAGGTTTTTGGACAGGGATCATACAACCGTGATGCACTCTGCAACAAGGCAACTATACGGTGAAAATCTTAACCGTTATCATATGTTACGGCACAAACTACTTAACTTAAATAAAGTGGAAGCCATATACTGAGAAAGGGGGCGTTTGCCCCCTTTCTTATTTCTTTTTCTTTTTAGACTTCATGATCTTTTTTTGCAGTGCTGCTGGCAGAGTCTTCTGCTTGGCAGTCAGGCCATTGCCAGCCGCTTTCTTTTTGGCTGGACGACCACGCTTAGATCCATAAGTACCTTTACCCATTGGCATGATTACTTCCTCTTCTTTGCTTTGTTGCGCTTAGAGATAGCCGCTGCTTTCTTCTTCGCATCGGCCTTACTGCTTGCACCCCACGCTCTAAGGGATAGAAGCAATCTAGTTGGCTTGCCCTTGGCATCACGCTCTGGGCCTCGCATACCGCCCATCCTAGCGAGAAAGGACGCACGGCGTGGATTGTCACCAGACTTTACAGGACGCTTGAGGTTCATGCCCTGCTTCTTGGCAGATGCCCTACCCTTGGCGTTCAACCCACCTTTCGGGTTCTTACCTGCCTTGCGTTGCCATGCTGGTGTCTTTGCCATTACTTTACCAATCCATGTACATAACCGTCTTTGCGGTTAAAGGTTAGAGTTTCTTTGCGTGGTTCAAACACATATGAACAATGTATCCAGCCAGTGTTGCCACCCTTGTAACACTCAAGGATTAACTGATCGAATGGCAGGTTCTGTTCAATCCATACTGCCAACTCATAGTTGTCTACACCAGCCACCTCAAAGTCAGCGGCCTGACCCTTGGCGTGTTGGCTGTTTATATTACTGCCAATCTGCACACATAACTCTGGGCTGCGAAAACCAGACGAAACAATGAACGAACCAAACTCATCACGGATTGGCTGTAGAATATTCTCAGCAAGTTTGACTAGGTTTTCAATCTGATCTGCGTTAGGCGTGTTGTCGATGCCTTTGCGTTCAGCAGTTTGGCTTTTAACCAACTCACCCAATGAAAAGTTTTTAGATAACTGCATTACCTGACCTTCCTGTACTTGCGTGTCTTGGCAGCAATCTTCTTTGGCTGCTTTGATACCTGCTTACCCTTCTTGGTAGCCTTGCGCTTTGCTCTGGTAGTCGCAGCGTATTCTGCTGGCGATAGAGCCTTGATAGCCGCTGATGGCAAGTAACGCTCACCAGTGGCCTTCTTACCCTGTGTAGATGGCTTACCTGACTTGGTGCGCCATTTCTGTTTTGTCCAAGCCTTGAGGCTGCGTTGTGACTTTTTCAGTGGCATTATCGGTATCCCCCACCTTTGGCCTTGTACTGCTTGGCAAGCATTTGCGCTTTACGTGCTGACCATTGACCAGCCTTACCACCTTTTGATCCAGCCTTGATGCTTTGAAACAAACGCTTCCGCATGGCTGGCTTTGTGTAGTTACCAGCCTTGTTCACTGTAGATTTTGTGCGCTTCTTTGGCATATGTCACCTATCTTTGTCCAGCATCATACCACACTCTTTACATTGTGTTAAGTTTGTGGTGTACTATAGAGGTCATGGGAAGTTTCTTTTCATTGATCCTCTGAACCTCACGCCCCTCACTTGGTCAGGTCACGCACTGCGATAGTGGGGGGTTTTTTTATTTCTTGTTTCTGACTGACTCAGCCAAGCCACCCCCGAAATAGAAGCCTACGATAGCCAACATTATTTCACCAAGCCACATGGATGATGCAAAGTTTTTTGCCGCCTCTACATTCTCCATTTCAATCACACCGTACAACGCACCGACTACACCGTTTGCCATGATGAACAGGAACATGGCTGTAAACATCAGGGCAAGGTATCGCTGGGCAAGTTTGAATGGTGCATAGGCCGCAAGCAAATCTGTCTTGGCCTTCGACTTGGCAGCAACCTCTTCTTCTGTAGAGGTGTGCATATTGTCAATTAACGCCATGCCTTTCTCAACGACATTGCCGCTTCCGAGGATCTTCATCAACACTGGTAACATATTAGCCTCCGTTTGCTAGTGGGTTATCCAAAGCACGTTTAATCTTCATATCAAGATCTGTTTCTAGGTTATCAATCTTTTCATCAAGGCGATCCATCTTATTGCCAACACGCACCTCAAAGCCTGAGATGATGTCACGCACTGTCTTGACGTTCTCTCTATTGCGCTTGTCTTGCAGATCCATGTTGTCATATACGACAGCAACATCGCCCCTAGTCTCAAGCCTGACTTCAGATACATCACGCTCAATACTTTCAACCAACTTTCTAATTGCAATCACATCTTTGTTTACTGCGGTATCCAACACAGCAATTTTGTTCTCAATGTGGCTAAGATCTGGCGAAACATAGTTCGCAATCTGTTCTTTCATGGTCATGTAGTCTTTATAAAACTCAAACCCTGCGCAACGGCCACCGCCGAGTGTACCGATCAAGGGCAGTATCAACAGCAGTGTGCCGCCCGCTACCTTAATTCCACCATACTCTACTTCTGCCATTGCATATCCACCATGTTATCCCACCGCACATCGGATGCACCTGTCATCCATCTGCTGTAGGGGTTGTCGATCACTTGCCCACCATCAAGCGATACAGGGCTGTAAAAAGGAACATCTGGTATTGTCTCTTGCTTATACGCTTCAAATGCTCTGGACGTTTCATTCTGCACCATCAGTGCCACTTTGATAGAATCTAATACTGGCGAGTAAGATGCCGCCTTTGCTTCTACCTCTGGCTTCTGCTCCTCTGTCTTAGTGTCTTCAGTCGACTCACTAACCTCAACAACTTCAACCTGCTTCTGATCTTGATCAGCCTCTGGCATAGGTTCTTCAGATACTTCATCCTCAACTTCAGCACTAACAACATCAGTCTCAACTTCAATGACCTCGACATCACTTTCGATCTCATCAAAAGTCTCAAACTCAGGGGCATCAACTTCAATCTCAAAAACCTCAACAATCTGCGTTTCATATGCTTCAACCTCTACAGTGATCTCAAACTGTGTTTCAGTTATCGGCTGCACATCTACATTTGTCACAGTCACCTGTGGGTTATAAATACTATCATAAACATACACATCTGTCGTGGTTACTGTCTGCATCTCTGCATAACTAACCACAGTCTGAACAATTTGTTCTATTGTATTATACGTTAAATAAGCAAAAGTGTCACTAAACCCTACACCGTAGTAACCACCGTAGTAGCCCCTGTCGATGCCAAACAGTTCCAACTCACCGCTGTTAAAGGTCATGCTGCTGACATCTTGCGTCCAAGAGTAATCACGACTACCTGTCCAATCAATGCCTGTGTATGTATGATCTACAGTATCTATCAGCACACCATCGTTATAAAGACGCACAGTCAGCCGCCAATCATCACGGCAATCTGTCGTCACATTACCGCAAGCAGGAACAACACTGTTAGAGCCATGTGAATATACAGTCGTGCCGTACTCTATGCTTTGCATATTCTCTTGGGTAAAGTCGTAGGAATATACCCTTGTGCCACCGCCCATACCCTGATGGCCTGTGGTGATTTCTGCCCCATTCATGCCATAATTATTGCCAACGATATTGATATTG